AGTTAACCTAGAACGGCAGTCTCTAGGTCGTGATCCTATTAATGCTGAAGATGTATTAAAGCGTAGCAGTCTTGATGTATTAAAGAACTTTAGCAGCCCGGATGAAGTTATCCGGCTGACTCGTTATGCTGCCAGCATGTACGAGGAAGTAGACCTTAAGATCTTCCGGGTGTTCGATGATCTTATCCCCGCTGAGTTTGAAGCAGTCCCAAGTCTTAAGCGTTTAGGTAGGGCTGCTACTGCTGTCAACGTTCTAAACCGTGCCCAGGATCGTTGGTTTAAGTCCGCTGCATTTATGACAGAACTAAACAACCAATACATCCAGATGGTAAACCGTGGACTAATCGAAGCGCCTACCGTAACTTTACCAAACGGTAAGACTAAAAAGATTTCCAACATCCGTGATGTGTTTTCTTATCAGCGGTTTGATCTTCTCAATGACGAGATGGTATCCAAGGCTGTTGAGTTTTCCTTTGACATGGCTTATCAGAACCGTCGGGCACCAGAAAAAATTCCATTTATAGGTAGAGGGGTTCAGAGCATACTAGACGGTTGGAATCGTATGGCAGAAGGTTCCCCTCCCCTAAAAATTATTGTACCGTTCGCTAACTTTATGGCTAATAGTTTCACGTACACTATTAACCGAATTGGGTTTGGCGGCGCTATCAAAGCGGGTATGTCCAGAGCAAAACTGCACTCGCTTATAAAGGCTGGTGTATCTGATATCGATGCTCAACGTGCTGCATTGAGAGAGTTTAACCGTTATAAGGAAGGTCTGGTAGAAACTGCCGGTTCGGCCTCGTTGTATGGTGGTGCATGGCTTCTCCATACCTATTATGGTGGTGATACATGGCATACTATTAAGGTACAGGATCAGGAATACGATCTCCGTACCCTGTTCCCTTTGTCAGGTTATATGCTACTTGTTGATACCCTTACTAGAGCAACGAAGGGTGAACCTCAAAGGAATTCGTTAGTAAAAGATGCTAGTGAAATTCTACTAGGGTTATCCACTAGACGAGGTGCAGCGGCTCCTGCTCTACAGGAGTTTCTAGAAGCTCTGTCATCGGAGGAAACCGGTATTGAAGATGCGGCTAAATCATTCTTCGAAACCGTCGGTACCACTGTTGGATCTTTCGGTGGGGGATTCCTCACACCTTTCCGGCCTGTAGGAGAGGCATTGCAGACCTTCGGCGCATCTGACCGAGACTTTAGGTATCGCAGACTACAGAAAGATGTCATTCCAGAATGGGCGTTACCTGATGATCCAGATCTACGTGCATCCATTCAAGGTTTCGCAGATGGTCTCATCAGGGAAGGTGTTAAGGGTTCTCCACTAGAAAACCTAGTATTCGGAGATGTACCGGAAGCCGCTGCACCGACAGGTGGTGATCTACGAACAGGACGTGGTTCTATCTTCCGCCAGATATTCGGGGCAACACCAAGAGGTGATAGTGACATAATCCTAAACGAACTAGAAAAAGCAGGTATTGATCCATACAGACTCAATTCGTATTCAGAAGTACCCGAGTATGATCTGGTCAGAAACCGTATGCTTGGTGAGGTATCGAACCAGTTAGGTATGGCTATACTTCGTTCTGATTCATACCGCAATGCTGATCCTGCTACAAAGCGTAGGATACTAGAGGTTGCCTACTTTAACTCTAACAGTCTGGAAATACCGAATCAACTGCGTCAATTCTATAATCGAATCGGTGCTAAGAATGTTAACAACTTTAGAGATATCGCTAACAAACTGGTGGAACAAGAGTATCCTGTTCTAACAGAAGTAAAAAGGATAAAGACTGGTCTTAAGAAAGAGAGTGAGGCTAGGGTATTAAAACTGTTCCGTGATCCGACGCCTGGGGTAGTAACAGCGGCTAGGAACGCTCTATCTGATCAAGGAATTGATACAACACCAATGTCTGATGATCAGGTTATGAGCCTGATGATTCCTAGACTATCCTACAAAGATGAGAAGAACGCTGATAATCAGGACTATACACGTCGGTTGTCTGCATCGGTTGATCTCTACAAGACACTAGCAAGTTCTCTTGATCTAGATATTAGAGCGGAACAAGATCCTCTTAAGAGACGCGGCGCTCAGGATATGTTACGAAAGGGGGTACAATGACTGGCTTACCCTTAGAGATATTCACTTTACTGTTCTCAACAGTTCTCGGTGGTATCATGTCTATCTGGGGTCAGAGTATCAAAGCATCCCAGGAGCGCAACAAGATGTATATCGCCGCTCTCACTGAGGAAGCTAAGATCACTCAGTCTGCCAGGGAATACGGGCTAAGGGATACTCACTTCGCTTGGACTAGACGAATCATTGCCCTATCCGCTATCTTCTCCATCATCGTGTTACCTAAAGTAGCCCCATTGATCTACCCTGATACCCCTTGGATTGTAACAGTTGGTTATCTGGAAATGCAAGGCGGATTCCTAACTTGGCTATTCGGACCTGAGAAAGCTACTGAGTGGGTATCGTTTCACGGTCTGGTTATAACACCCCTTGATACAAACCTAGTCGCTGCTATCACCGGCCTATACTTCGGTAGCGGATTCACAAAGCGTTAGTTAAAACATACATAACTAAGCATAAAATAAACCCCCGGTTGGCTGATTCCTTCCGGGGGTTATTGTTTGTTTATGAGCCGTCTGCTTTTCTATATTTATCCAGTTTATATACCGCTGTACCTGCATCCTCTGGGCATATAAGGTCAGGGTATTCCGGGTGTACAAACCCTAGGCTATACGACCCGTTAGCCTGACTATAATAGATCACGATCAGGTGGCCTTTCTCTGATAAGCCTACAAAGATTTTACTCTCTCTATACCTCGCCATCAAAGTACGTTCAACGAATTTGATATCTAGACAATCCGCTGGTGGATCAGCCTTAGAGGGTGTCGCTGTCAGCATTAAGCATAACAGACCAACACCTAAGAGGTTACGTAACACTTGTCAATGCCTCCCATGATACTGGAAATAACGGTCGGATAATCTCTCCTACTTTCTCAGCAAGTTCTTGGATCTCGTATTGTGCATCCGGTGCCGCACGGAGATTATAGAACCTAGCCCATGCAGATAAAGACCCGGTCACATAATAACTGGTATACATTGATTGAGGTAACACAGCCCTGGCCTGTTCCGGTGCAACACCAGCATTGATCAGACTGTCGTATGCTTTCTTGGCCTTGACTGTTGCTTCCAGGTAGATATCGTCAGCCCAGTTCTGATCATCAAACTGATCACCGGAACCTTGCTTGATAGACCCTTCTGGTTTACTACGCCATACCTCCGGTCGCCAGATCTCAGGTGTATAGCTTACGTATCGTCTGGATACTTCGTTGTAGACAAACCCTACTGTATGCCTGAACCTCTCTCGTGCGACAAAGATCGGTATGGTTTCTCTAAGTGTTATCTGACAGTGGCCGCTCGGAGTCCAATGATTGTGTTTAGCTAGATAATTAATCAGTCTCTTGTCACCATCTTTAAGAACCCTCTTGATGTGCGAATGGTCATCCGATACCTCTAGACCCCAATCAGACTCCTTATCATGACTAACCTTAGCCGCATTAACTACAGTAAGGTCTGACCCCATGTGGGAAATCTTATCTACCTTCATCGCCAAATCTCATCCACTCTGTTGTAATTAGTTCTGCTACTTAGATAATCTATAGCCCGTTTAAGGATCTGTTTATTATCATCAAACCCTCCAAGTGCTCTATTACATTTGTGACAAAGCCATCCTCTGAACTCCCCGGTCTCATGGCAATGATCGATAACCCACGGACCGTTCTTAGTATTGCCTTTGCCTTTTACCCGTTCTGCATTCTGGTTACAGATAGGACATACATAATGTTCCGGGGGCATACCGTAGATCTTCCTTAGTTTTCTTCTGATCACTGTTAATTCTGCGTTACACTTACGGCATTCCGGTCGGAGAAAGTTTCCTCCAGAGTGCATTGCATAAGCAGAGAGAGGGAGATATGTATCACACTTGGAACATACCTTACCCTCTCCCGCTCCTAAATCTTGGTGCTCAATTGCCACCGGCTGAACCTGTCAACCGTTTCAGGTTATCGAAGTATTCTTTGTTATACCCTCTTTCCCATTCTTTGTAAAGATCAGATTTAAGGTGGAACGGATTACCCGTATTCTTTTTAAACCCGATCTTGCCATCTTCGAAAGCTACCTGTAGTGTGACCCTCGCTTTTTTAGACACCGCAACTGCCTCCGGTCTGAGAGATATCACAAATATCATGAGTCTCTACATGTTCCTCAAACTCAGTACCAAGTTTGTCTACCGCTTCCTTATACGGTACTACTGTCAGAGGTTGACCACCTCTAGCCCCGTCAGGATAACAAGTAAAGCCGCGCAGTCTGTGGGCATACTTGGCAAGAGTGTTAGCAAACTTGTCCACAGTGTCTTCATTGTTTAGCTTTGAACCCCAGGATGGCAGGTTGATTGTAGAACTGATGGACATATCCACATAGTCCTGTACGTCAGCCTGGAACTTGATACGTTGTTCATAGTTATCAGCAAGATCCAGAGCACTCTCAATATTCTCAGGGTCCGCTCCATAGATATCAATTAATTCCTGTGCTGCACTATCAACCACATACTGATACTTCCACTTAGTACCGTTCGTCAGATACCGGCGCTTATAAGCAACAGCGAATAGTGGCTCAACACCTGTTGTTGTACCGGCCAGGATACCAATAGAACCTGTCGGTGCAATAGCCCGGTTAGCTACAGGCCGTGACACTGATAGACTATCAGCAAATTCCTTAGATACTTTATCAGACACACCTTTGTAGATAGATAGCCAGCGGTGTAGTTCAGGGGTTACTTCATAACTAGACCCATGTTGGATCAGCCACTCATGTATACCCATGATACCTAAACCAAGGCGTCGATTCTTTTCCCGAGTCTGATACACCTTGAGATAAGGCAGGTCAGCCCTTAGCGTACCACAGATCAGGAACTTAGTTGCAAGCTCAACAATATCGCTGAACTCTTTTACAGATTCAATCCGCCCAAGGTTAATACTACCCAGATTACAGACATCACTATCATCAGAACTAACCACCTCTGTGCACGCGTTCCGAAGTGTATCGTTTTCATCTTCAAAGAAGTTAAAAGAGAACCCTGGTTCCGCAGTACGCAAAGCCTGTCGAACATTATGTTTAAATACTTCGCCTACATCCCCGGTTTCCCAATATTTTAGCAGCCACTCCGTATTATAATTGACGCTAATGTTAGTCATATCTAGCGGTGCAGGGAAGTTAAAGTCCTGCTCTTTAATTTGCTTCAACGAGAGACCGGTATTACCTACAGGCATCCGATCCCAATCCTTGGCGGTTAGGAAGTCGTTTACATCACCATGATCCCAGTTCAAGGAAGCATAGATAGCAGACCGGCGTGAACCACCTTGCATAACCCGGCGACCGATCTCATTAATCATCTGCATCTTAGGGATAGGACCTGATGATACTCCTCCTGTACCTTGCAGGATACGACCGGACTGGCGATAGACACTGTAGTCAACCCCGATACCACCACCGGTCATCAGGCAGGACTCAGACTTCCAAGACAGGTTAGCCCAATCCTCACGAGTATCTTCCTCAGCTTTAAGCAGGAAGCAGTTGTTATAGTATCGATTCTTCCGACCGGCATAGTACAGATACCGACCACCAGGAACAAACTTAAGATCCCTGATGTACTTCTTAAGCTGTGCCTTTTCATCCTTAGTGATCAGGTCTCGCTCACCGCTACGCAGGTCACCACATACATCCTCCACCAGAGTACTCGATAGTTCCTCCCAAGTATCCGCACCGGGATGGGAATACTTAAGATTAAAGATATCCTCCGAGAACCGTGACCGGAACATCGGATTAGCATTTGATTTAAAACTACTCATTAACTACAACCTTAATTTTATTAACTGTTAATCCGTCGATGCACTGTTCTAAGGCATCCGTAATCATATCTTCTAATTCGCTGGAGACACCTGACGCACCATCTGATGGAATCCAGGTAGCCTCCGAGTCAATCTCTAATAAGATCTGTACCCTAGACTTCATAGCTGAAACTTTGTGCCCCGTAGAAAATCTGGGTACGTAAAAGGAATAGCAGCCGGGTACATCTTTTGATACTCAGCGATCAGACCACTTAACTTCGATGCTGACTCACGGTATTCCTCGCGTGCTTCTACAATAGTATTCAGCATCTCGCTTCGACTATCATATTTGATAGATTTAATCTTAGCTTTACGCTGATCGATCTCTTTTTCTAATTTAGCAATCTCGTCAATCATAGTCATTTGCTTAATCCTCTCTGATAGCAACTTCCCCGCCTAACGCGGAATAACCTACCTTATCAATCCAACTATCCACATGTTCCGGGCTAGTGATAAGTCTACAAGTCTTCAACCAATCCATAGCCAGTGCCACCTTCTCAGGTGCTACATTAACACCGAAGATAACCGACCAGCCTTTAGAAATGTTTAAGAAATTCTGGTGAGCATCCCCATAGTCCTTGGCTCTGTCACTCGTGATAAGATCATTAGCCTGAATAATAATCTCACTGCGGTCCATATTAATTAACCTGATTAAGTTTAGGAAAGGGTAGTCCATACTGATCACTGTCGGTAAGATCAGACTGAGTAAAGTCTTCGTCTACTTCCTCAACGAATGAATCAATAATCTGATTGATAACATCAATGATCTGCGTGGAAATAACAGCCATAGCATCGTATTCTTTTGTGCCACTGATCGAGTCATCCACGAACTCATATGATTGAAGCACAATGTTCTGTGACCCTAGCTCACAAGACACAAAGATCCCAAACGTATTGTTAGGAATCTTAATAGGGAAACTCATTTCTTCGTTGGCTTCTTCTGACATGCGGTTAACTCCAAGAAATCTTTGGCATATAAGACTGCTATAGGTTCTTTGCGGTCTTGCTTATATATAGCTACTGGTCTGGTATTGTCAATCAAGTTAGACTCAGCCTGTTCTAAGGCATCGTACAACCCGACTCGTGCCCTGGCTTTACATTCAACGGTCCAAGGGAATGCGCGACGGGCCAGAGGACTAAGACCAATATCAGGACCGTTAACGCCACCAGGAGTTGAGGTAATGTCATCGTCCTCTACTCCTGGCAGGTTTGACCTTAAGAAATCTCTGACCCATTGCTGTAGCCTCCGGCCTTTAGCCTTAGCCGACGCTACGGATATCTTCTTCTTCTTGGTAGAAGGTGTAGTATTCGTAGGCATCTCTAGCTTTCGACTTTGCTTTAGGCCGGTACTCTAAGTTTTCCCAGCACGAGAACTTAAAACTGCAATAAGAACATATAAATCCTAACTTCTTATTGCCTGTAGGTTTCTTATAGAAAGTCTCTGGTACATCAGAGAACTCTTTCCTAAAGTTAGTATCATTAGCCTCCAGAAACCGTTCCGCTGTAGTCTTGATCTTCTTTCGGTATTCATCTTCATCGCTTGGATCAGCAGGACATACCAACATCTCGCCGGTCTCTTTGCTGATCACGATCCAGCCACCGATCTTTAGATCAGGATACTTGACACGTTCCGCTAAGGTATATCCCCATAGCTGATCCACGTAACCGAATGAATCACCTTCCTTTAGATATTTGTAGGACGAGAACTTACGCTCGAAGGCAAACTTAGACGCGCTCTTGATATCCCACATAGATAGTTCGCCATCGATATTAATCATCAGGTCGAACTCTCCATTAAGATCTCCTAAAGATGTCTCAAGCCGAGTCTTCTGATTCAAGGCTACGATATCAACACCGGCAGACTTAAGGATAGCAACAGCGATAACCTCAGTCATATCTCCGTAGGTCATCTTGATCTTAAAGCTAGGCAACTCTGGGGTCTTAGCCATACCGATCTTCTCAGCGTGTAACTGACAGAACGGTTTACCTATTTGTGATAAAGAAGGTAGACCTTTCTTCGGTCCTCTGGTCTCATTAAACCTTTCTAGTTTCTCCGCAAACTGTTGAGCGGTCTGAGCCAGTACCTCTTGAGGGATCTTAGGGTTCCCGCTAAGGAACCCGTCGATCTTTTCCTGCAAAGGATGCTTAGAACTAAGCATCGGTTATGCCTCTAGAACGTCATCGAACTCGTCAACAACCTCACTAGCATTCTCTCGCATCTTCTCTAGGATCTGGTTGTTCTCGTACTTAACCAGTTCAGCGAAGTCGGTAAGCAACATACCGTAGTCACTGTCAAGTTCAATCATGTTGGTCATGATCGGCTTGTACTTAAGGTTAAACCACTTGTTAGAACCACGCTTCTTAAGTTCGTAGTCAACCTTAAGCTCAACAGAACCAGGGTTAACGCCTTGCTTAAGAATACCGCCG